TGAACCAGTTGTTTAGATGAGCATTGTCTGTAGAGCCATTTCCATATTCTTGATATACTCTTTTTGCAATCTCCTGGTAAGTGATAACGGAAAGATTAAGATAACCACCTTGTATGTGGTGATACTCCTGTCTACTATTCCCAAACCATAGACGAGATATGTTTCGGGTTGAAGGATCAACAGGTATTCCGAACTCCTCTGCGACAGCCTTGATCTTTTGAGAATGTTCATCTTTAGTAAGGGTGATAGCCTCTGAGAGGGGAAGAACGATCCTATACCTATCACAGGCTGTTTTTTCGCCCTTCTGTAACTGGTGTGATCGTGTGGTAGATATAAGACATTTGATATGACGCTCAGTAAATATTTGCTTTGCATCTTCGAGAGGTAACTCATCGTCTACGTCAAGAGCAATCATGCTAATGGTTCCGGTGACATTCTCATCCTTTCGATAGTTGTCCTTGAACTGAGCGCATGACCACGCTTTATCTTGTCCAGTTATAATGTGGAATTCCTTGAAATCTATAGTCTTACTTTCAAAGTGTGTTTCTTTAGGATCGTTGGAGGATGCCTGACTGAATGATACAGTAGTGTCTCCATTTGATTCTTTAGTTATTCTTGATACTCGATACTTATTGCCAGACCTTCCTTTCTTTTGATGTTCAAGGGTGAATCCTTCACTTTCGAACTTCTCTGCTACATAGTCTATATTGTTATCAAACCATTGTTTGAAATTATTTTTGTGGACAAATGACATACTCCGTATGTCCATAGTAGTTACCCATTGCCCGAGTCTTTGGAGGAAGAAGTTATATAGCTTCTCTGCGTCATCTGTGGGACGTGCCTTGTAGAATCTTTGGACATGACTCGAGTAGATAGAACATATGCTGATAGCCTCTTGCACGTCCTCCTTCTCTACGGTCTTTTGTAGGGGGTGTTCGAAAGAGGCGAGGAGTCCGGACAGCTTCAACACTTTCCAATGACGATTAGCTTTCTCACTTTTTAGTCCCACCTCATCTGAATCGTCGGGTATTTCTCTTGCTTCTCTCTGATTATCTATTTGGTAGAGCTCTAGTATTTCGTTCGCCTCCGATGTGAGGGTAAAGATGTTTACTGGTTCTAGTCCTGAGATAATATCTGAAAGTGCTCCATCCTGTTGTTTTTTTGTATTCTCATAGAAGTTTTTAAAATATTCTTTCAACTCTTCAACCTCTCGCCTTGCCTCTTGTTTAGCGAGGTTAGACTTTTCTCGTATTATCTTTGAATCTGTCACGTCTTTGTCAAGGGGATATGGATAGCAAATAAATGATCTCCTTGCAATACCCCTATTAAGAAAGGTGAAGAGCTTTTCTCTATTCTTTCCTTCAAGGAGTCCAGATGGGGCAGTATGAAATATAGCGGAGGACGGAACATCATAAACAGGCACAGATTCTTTTTCACTTTTTAGTATTTTAGGATTGGAATCACCATAGTCAAATACCTCAGACACCATAGATAGGAACTCTGCTCGGTGGTCATTATTAGAGGTGATGTAGTCTCCGAACTCTGATATTTTTACGAAGGTTGATCCGAATCGTGCGTCTTGATATGCTTCGCGGGTGGCAATAAATCCTTCAAGGGTAGCATCTGACATCTCAAAGGGTAGGAATCGTGCTGAGTTACTGGCTATAAACTTGCTACGCTCTGCGTTCACTTTTGTACCATATTTTATTTCTGCTTCCTTTTCTATAATATCTGCTCGCGTCTTTTTATAGTCTAGTGCTCGTTTATAGAAATCGTCCTTTATGGAGCTTGTTATGTTTTTGTCTATATCTCTGAGAGGCTTGTCTTTGCCTGAGCCCGAGTCTAGAAAAGTAATACCATACACATTGGCAGGTGTCGTTTTTTCAGGGTTGTCTATAGTATCTGCTGAAACCTGGATACGATTAATCCCTCCGATATGGGCTATCTTCACTATGGCAGCCAGGAGGAGTGCCTCTTGCTGGGTGTACGGATTGAGTTTACATAGATATCTATGTAGTTTCCCTAGTTTCTGGTTCATATTCATTTTCGATGGAATTTTTAATGTTTTCGATAATGTCACGGTATGCACCCATCAGGTCATTCGCCTGAGACTCAGTAATGGTCTGAATGGGGTGTTGTTTGTTGAGTACGGAAAATGACCAGGAGGCTTGACCTATTTTGTCTAGGATTGATCGTAGTTTGAGTAGTTTTGCAGTAGTTTTTATGTCTGGTGGAAGGTTAGTATTCATATTGATAAGTAATATATTAGACCTTTTCTTGACGAATGCAAGGGGTATTTATAATTTCTCAATTTCTCATTTAATGGAAATCTCGGCGGAGCCTTGTAGCCTTAATTTCCATAATTTCCATAATTTCTCACTAATAGTTATATATTTTGTGTTAAAAGGGGGCAAAAAAATAATTTGTACTCATGAATATATACTTATATAATATAAGAAATTATAATATATATATATATATATTAATACAAGGCTCTATCTATAATTTCTCTTTTTTGAGAAATTATGAGAAACTAAGAAATTATAAACTCTCCATACACAACTGATAGTTCCTGGATCCATACCCATACCACATACCTTGGAAACCATCAGGTACTCCGAGGCCTACTCTCTTTAGCCATACTTTGTAGGTGTAGTCGGTGGCTACCTTACAATCTCTGGTTATGCTATCAGGAAGATTGTGAATAGAGTTCCACTGCCAACACCCTGCATCAGTAGAACCGTCAGTATTTACGTTGTAGGCATTATCATCTAAGTGACCCTCCGCTATGTTGGTACACAATGCAACAGCTTGAGCACGATTCCCATGAGGAGCCCACTTAGACCAGATGTATTGAGCATATTCATTATCAGAGTATTTACCCATAGAATATTGAGGCATAGGGGTAGGAGTCACAGTAGGTGTGGCGGTAGGAGTGAGAGTGGCAGTAGGTGTCGGAGTTGTGATAACTGGTTCAGCAGATACTTTGATGGGTATGCGGATCATCTCAATAAAGATTATACCTGCTACTATCACTGCTAATATCGAGACTTTTAGATAACGTTTCATAGGAGTAAAAAGGATTGGTAATGCTTCATATTAGCATAGGGGGTATACTTTGTCAATAGACAAAAGTAGATACCGTATGGTATACTAGGGTATATGAAAAAAAAGATTTTTGACAGAGAGTTTTTTGTAGAAACAGGAAGAAAGGGAGGATTTATCGGAGGGAAAAAGTTGAAAGAGAAATATCCTCATGAACATTTTGTAAGGATTGGGAAATTAGGGGGGAGACCAAAAAAACAGTATGATATACTAAGCGCATGAGTGATATTAAACCTTCTACTCTCACCTACAGAATATGCTACGGTATGGAGCTTGACCCCCGCTTCGTTGATGTCATAAGAAAACGCTATGCTAAGTTTATAAATAAGGAGGCAGAATGGGAGACAGTAACACCAGTGATAAACAGATAAAATCAGATAAGCCCTGGCTATGGAAAGAGGGTCAATCAGGAAACCCTGCAGGACGCCCTAAACGCAAGACTCTTACTGAGCTAATACATCAAAAGCTAGACGATACCCCAGATGGATGGAATAAGCTTGTAGCTCTTGTTTTAACTGAGATATTTAACGACAAAAATAAGGATTTAATGAAAGAGCTATGGCACTATACCGATGGTATGCCTAAAGATAAACGCGAGCATTCAATAGACGATTCATTAAAAGAAGTCCTGGTCAGATTCCTTCCAGATGACAAATCCAATAATAATTAACATCCCGAATGAGTTTAAACGACTGTTTGACTCAGACTGGCGTGAAGCTGCGGTTTATGGTGGTCGGTATTCACTCAAATCACACACAGTAGCGAGATGCCTTCTTATCAAAGCTCGCATGAAAAAAACTAGAGTTGCGTGTTTCAGGGAGTTCCAGAATTCAATCGCAGAGAGTTCTTATCAACTCCTTCTTGATCTTATTAAACAATACGAGCTACACGATTTTAAGGCAACTCATAACTCTATCGTTAATGAATTAAACGGATCAGATTTTATATTCAAGGGTTTGTGGAACAATGAGCAGAGTATTAAATCAATCGAGGGAATTGATATTGCATGGGTAGAGGAGGCACAGACAGTATCAGATAAATCGCTCGAAGTTCTTACTCCAACAGTTCGTAAAGATGGATCACAAATCATCTATACCTACAACAGACTGCTCGAAGAAGATCCTGTACACAATCGTCTAGTGATTCAGGGTAGACCAAACACTCTTATCATAAACGTGAACTACGATATTGCAATAAAGTATGGAATGATGCCCGATGTTATTTTAAAGGAAATAGAAGATGACAAAGAGAGACGACCAGGGCTCTATCGACATAAATGGTTAGGAGAGCCATACAATCTTGAAGCAAAGATATTCAAAGATTGGCAAGTCATAGACTCAGTACCCCATGAAGCACGACTAGAACGCAGAGGATTGGATTTTGGATACAGCAACGATCCGACTGCTATCGTGGATGTATACAAATACAACAATAGTTTGGTACTTGATGAAATAGCCTATCAGAAAGGTCTATCTAATAAACAGATCGCAGACTTACTCAATGTGCAACCAAAGAAAACACTCACCATCGCAGATTCCGCAGAACCAAAAAGCATTGACGAGATAGCTTCGTATGGCGTATCAATTATGCCTGCAAAAAAGGGATCAGACTCAATCTTACAGGGTATTCAATATGTGCAAGATCAGCGTATTAGCGTAACCAAACGATCACTAAATCTCATTAAAGAATATCGCAACTACCTCTGGATGACTGATAAAGATGGCAAGATCGTAAACGAACCATCACCTATCTGGAATCACTGTATGGACGCGATTAGATATGCAGTGAATAGTCTCAATATGCACGAGGATGAGAACGACACACTACCAGAGGAAGAACTATTTGATAAAGATACAGGTTTATACATATGATTACGAATCTCGCTATAACTGAAGCTAATAGACAAGCTCATATCGATATTGAGAAGGAGATGTTGTATCACAAAAAGAAATGGTTTCACTTCGAGATACGCTGTAGTAACGGCAATATCGTCGACTTTGTTACCAGAGAATATATCACCTATGAAAACCTTGAGCCAAAGCAAGAACCTCCTACACATGATAATTGAGAAAGACGTACAAACACTCAAGTTTGGTACGTCGTCGTATACGGTGTGGATTAAAGATAATGGGGAACCCGACATAAAAACATTAAAGGTTAGTAAGAGTAAACGCATCAAATACGGTAAGTAGGTCTTGACAGGGATACAGTTTGTGATAGATTTATATAAGACAGCCTTGAATACAGAATAAGTATTTACCGCTCCCGCACGTCGGGGGCTATTTTTTGTCAAAATTATGGATACACTCGCACAGACAGTAAGAGACAGGCATACAACTTCAGACAACTCTCTCGAAACGAAACGAGATAAATGGGCCGCGGCAGAGAACCTCTTTTACGGAATACTCTCAGATAAAGTCTCCAACAACACACAGTCAAGGGTATTCGATCACAAAGTATCAACGATGATATTAGAATCAGAGGCCCGGGTAATGGCTACAACTGGTGTAGGTAAGGTCAAAGCAATCAGCAAAAACGATCAG